TCAAACCATTGCATTTCTGTCGGGTCAAGATCAGAAACTAAAACCATCTTTACCATTTCTTTTATTAAGGGTGTCATTCCAATTCTCCGTCTTGTAGTTTCTTCATGTAGCGACGAATGCGCTGTACTGAGCCAGTGCCGTAGCGTCTTTCAAGGTACTCAATGCGTTCAGCAGTTAGGACGCTTCGCTTGAGTGTCAAGTAGGTACAAAGCAAAACTCTTGCTTCGCCCAACTCAATCATGTACCTATCGCCTTCGTCTGATATTGGTCTTCTGGTCATGGGTAAGGCCAAAGTGAAATCAAGCCCCACTTCATTTGTGGGTACTTGCGAACAACATTGGTCTTTTGCAGCCGCTGGATGGATGCCCAAACCTGTTTGGTTGTCCAGCAAGTGATTTCTTCAATCTCCCTGCTAGACAGTTCGCCGTGTTCAAGTAGTTTCTTCAATGCGTATGTTCTTGTCATCGGTGATTACCCTATCCTCTTTTGGTTACGGACATGATTTGTTGACGAATGTGGTCAGGCATTGGCACAGCTTTTTGAAGGTCTGCCTTAATTTTGAGCAGCGCAGGGTCAGGGCCAGAGTGTTGAGCAGGGACTGTTGTTCGGGCAATGTCAGCAGCCTGTTGAGCAAAAGTCTGTCGTTCATGCGGCTTAAGCCAATCAGCTTCAAGCCCCTGCGAACCCCTGCGACACCAAACAACCAAGAAATCGTTGAACGACATATTCGCTTTGACTGCCTCTTGCTTTGCTGATTCAACCACTGTTTCGGTAACTGCGGCTTTTTTCATTTTCCGTAGTGTTAGCCAATCTCGCCAAACCTGTTCTTTGACATCAGGTGGGCAAGCAACGACAGTTGCTGCGACCTTGGGAGCCTTCCTTTCCTTTTCCACTTCCTTTCCTTTCCCTTCCTTTCCAGTAGGTAGCACTACGGTAGGAGTGTGGTAGTCTTGTCGTAAATCACATAAGTCCTTGATTTTGCTAGGAGTTTTCTTGTTTATGACTTGATGCTTTTCAAAATTAGCAACCTTGCCATAAGTCTTGCCATCAGACCCAGAAAACACCTCTATATAACCAATACGAGACAACTCCAGTAGTAGTGCGGGAGTGGAATTAGTCAATGCCCTCAATGGAAAAACATCAGACTCAACCAATTTTGGATTTGCATTGAAATAACCTTCGTCATCGCAATGATTCAGTAGGCCAATTGCAAGCAATGCCGCTTCTGCTGTAACGCCAGCAAGCAACTCATCACGCCAAAATTCAGGCTTAATAGTGCGAATTCGTGCCATCATTTGCCCCTAATCTTGTTGTGGCAAATGCCGCAAAAATACAAAAATGCTTTTTCCCCGCCATATTTGTATTTGCATCTGGCAATCTCTGATGCTTCTTCAACTTGAAAAAAGCCAAGATTATCTAAAAAGTATTTGACACTTTTTAACCAATCTCTATTCATTCCATTTTTTGGACTGCCGGGATCAATGATGTCTGCTATGCGCCACATCTCATCATCAATTCTGTCTTTTCTATCTTGCAAGATTGCGTAATAGGCTTCTATCTGTTCTTCTTGTTCTTTAATCATCTTTGCCTTTTCTGACAAAGACTGAGGTATAGATTCAAGAGTGTTTGCGCCTTTGCCAATGTTGCATGGCTGACAACTGGTGATTAGGTTGTCAATGTCATTTGATCCTCCATTTGCCACAGGGTTAATGTGGTCAACTTGAAGAACAACTGAAGGAGGAGTTGCACCGCAGTAGGCGCAAACAAACCCATCGCGCTTGAATACATCAAAGCGCAGCTTTTTGCTGATAGCTTTTCTCATAGAATTTCCGTACTCACATGTACCCTGAAAGAAACCAACGGAAGGCGGGGTACGGTTCGCTTTTCGACACGCTCATGACTTCGTATCTATCCGGGTTTCAGATAACTATACCACCAATCAAGCCCGTGAGAAGGTCGTAATTGGGTGCGGATTGTAATTTGTTGGCTTGCCAGCGTTCCTTGCATTGGCGATGTCTTGGCGACTCAGTAAGGTGCTTTCCTTGCTACGCCAATCAAAAGCATTGCCTGTTGATTTGACTAGTCCATCAGACCAGTAGGTTACGCCATCTGCGTTTTGGTTTAGCCGTTTGCCTGTCAGCTTGAAGGTGTAATTGCGCCTGTCTGACAAACCTATGTTCTTGTAATGATCCAGCACAATCAACCCGTCCTTAATTAGCTCATCCCTGATCTTAGATGCGCTGACCTCAAACTTGTTTGCCATGTTGTTCTGGATAGTTCGGTGCGACTTCGGCCCGTGTTTCAGTTGGTCGAGGTAGAACCGTTTTGCTTGTAGCATATTTCAACTTCCTTCTTTGCTGTTAATTCGATAGCTCGGCATAGGACTGCAACTGACGCAGCCTCAAAGTCGCCTTGGTCAAAAGTGTACCTTTGGACAGCTTGCAATGCGTCAATGCAAAGCTCCCATGCGGCGTCTAATTCGTGTTGGTCTGGTGTAGTCATACTGACAAGGTTATCATTACCGACCTTCTTGTACATAGGGGTAAACACCGATGTTTTTTTGTTTGATGCGTCATAACATTGAGGCTCAACAAGACAGGAGTTCACATGAACACAGCATTTTTAACAAGGGTTCGCAGCTTGTACTGCGTAGAAGGTGTGCCAGTTAGCACACAGCGACACAACATGAGGGAGTGGATCAAATCAATCCGCTTTCTTGGCGACAAATGGCTGCTTGCCAAACCAATCTCTCGGGTGAAATGATGGGGGTGGTTATTGGTACTGCTTGCGTTTTTGCATGGTTTACACACATTTTTACTTGCTTTGCAGATGGTCTATGGGGCTTTCTGTTAGCTGGAGCAATTTGCTTCCCAATCGGAATTATTCACGGCTTTTGGCTGTGGTTTCAATAAGGTGTTCAGCCGACCTGTAACGGCTGTTTTTTTAGGAGAATGAAATGGGCTTTGTAGCTTCTGACAGTGGTGGTGGTAACTTCAAACGTGTGCCTTCTGGCGTTCACATTGGTCGTTGCTACAGTTTGATTGACCTTGGCACACAGTTGTCTAGCGGTCAATACGGTGAGAAATTGCAGCACAAGATTCGTGTTGCTTGGGAGTTGTTTGGCGAGGATGAGGAAGGCAAGCCTCTGACCGTTGAGTTTGACGGTAAAGAGATGCCTATGACTATTAGCAAGTCATACACGCTGTCTCTTAGCGAGAAAGCATCTCTGCGTAAAGACTTGCAATCATGGCGTGGTCGTGAGTTTACTGATGAAGAAGCTAAAGGCTTTGACATCAGCAAGCTGGTCGGTGCGTATTGCATGGTTAACGTGACAACAAGCGAGACAAACGGCAAGACGTACAGCAACGTAGCCAACTTGACTCCCTTGCCTACAGCGTTGAAGGCCAGCAAGCCAGCGGGAATCCATGAGACTGTTATGTTTGACTTGGACAATCCTGATTGGGCATTGTTTGACAGCTTCCACGACAAATTAAAGGACGCCATCAAGCGCAGTCCTGAGTTTGCTCAAGCTGCTGGTCATTCGGTTGCGCCTACTGGCAATGACGAACCTGATTTCTGACCATGACAAGCCTCTATCAACTCGCGCACAATTTTCGTGAACAACTTGATGACCTGTTTGACCCCGAAACAGGTGAGGCTTTGCCAGCGTTTGACGAGTTCCGAGTCATGCTCGGCAACAAAGCAAACGCTGTCGCTGCCTACATACTGAACTGCGATTCAGATGCTGAACAGGCCAAGAATGCCATCAAACGCATCAAAGCCCTGCAAACAGCCTACGAGCGCAAATCAGACAAACTGAGGGAGTACCTTGCCGAGAACATGAAAACGGCGGGAATCCACGAAATAAAGGCTGCTGACGGGTCTTTCGTTGTCAAGTTGTATGTTGACCGTGATGAATCTGTTGTGATTGAGGATGGCGCAAAGTTTCCCGCTGAATTGTGCGCTGACCCAAAACCTCCAGAGCCAAGCAAAACAAAGATTAAGATTGCTATCCTTGCTGGTGAACCTGTAGCTGGAGCCTACATTGTTCGCAAAGACCGTTTAACCATTAAATGAAAGAAACCCATGACTTTTAATCTAGACACAAATGAAGCCGCTTTTATTGTTCGCGTTCTCGGACAGTTGCCAACAGAATCTGGTGCGTTCCCATTGCATCAAAAACTTGTTCAGCAGTTTAAGCAACAAGAAAATGAAGCAGAGGTGATGCAAGTCGGAGGTACTGATTAATGAGCTTCTCAATGATTGAGATGGATGTAATTAGATGGGGTGAAGACCGTCAGATTGTCCAGCACAGCAATCCTTACGCTCAAGCTCTAAAGACTCTTGAAGAAGTTCAAGAGTTGCTTGATGCAATCCAAGCCAAAGACAGGGAGGCCATGATTGACGCATATGGCGATATTCTTGTTACCCTTGTCATGGGCTGTGCAATCGCTGATTTGGACCTTGTGAAGTGTTTTAACCATGCCTATGAGCAGATTAAAGACCGCAAGGGTTATCTGTCAGCAGAAGGCATCTTTGTGAAAGAGTCGTGATGATTGACAAAATCCTTGATGAGCGAGGCGCACGTTATGGCAAATTTGTTGATGTTGCCAAAGCCACCAATGACATTCAAGAGGCTGTATTTGACAACATGAAAATTGACAAATTGAAGTTGCTCAAACACGATCAATCACTTGCCATTGAAATGATTTGTCATAAGCTGGCAAGGATTGCTGTTGGTGATGCTGACTATATAGACAACTGGATTGACATTGCTGGCTATGCCCAACTTGTTGCTGACCGTTTGCAAGGCAATGAGCGTTAATTACCCAGTAGACAAAACAGCTTTGTAACGCTTCTCTCGGTCCTCAAGGCCGATTGTCCCGCCATTGATCTTCTTTGTCAGGGCAACAAAATCACCTGACTCTGCAATAGGACCGCACTTGTTAACAGACCAAAACCAGGCTGCTGACAGTGCGGCATCCTTTGGTTGAAGGAGTAGGTCAGGGTCTTTCAACAAGTCAACCCCAATGCCAGCGCCACAACGTGTGTAGTTGTCTTTGCCTGTCAATTGTTTAAGCCCCCTTCCCCTAAATTTCCAACCCTCTCCTGACTCCAGTGGTCCGTTACCCATTCGGCCAGAGTAAACAGTGTTGGCAATCAGTTCAGGCTTACGGTGCAGTGCAAGGGCAAACTTGTTAGGGATGCTCTTGCCTTGCTCTTTCTTTGGCTTACCGTCTGGTCCCAGTACAGCAAACCGTTTGGGCCAAACAACGGACATGGTGGCTGCTGAGTAGTTAAGGTTTTCCTCAAGCATGGTAAACCCACCAGACTCATGAGCACATTGAGCAATGAATGCGGCCTCTTGGATGTTGGTGTTGATCTGGTATCGGTCACATGCTTGTTGAACAAAAGGGAGCCAAGTGTCAGAAACACTTTGCTTAACACCAGCAGCAATCAGCTTCTGTAGCGTGATCATTTCTTGTCCTTAGACCTGCTACCCAGTGAAGAACCAAGTAAGAACTGGAACATAGAAGCCACCATAGTGCCCAGTACAAAGCCTAGGATCGTGTCAGCAAAACGAATGTTGTCTTCTGGTATCTCGCCAAACGTAATGCAGCCAATATAAGCTGCCGACAACACAGACCAGAACGACACAAAGTAATAAACAAAGCGCCTTACCAATGGATCATCTGACTCCATCGCCTTGAGTTGCATGTCCCTTGCACCCTGCATGTTCTTCAAGTCCAACTCGGCCATAAACTCTTCATGCTTGGCAGCTTCAGCACTCCATTTTGCGTAGTCTTCCTTGGTGGCTTCACCTTCTGGTTTCAAAGTAATGCCCATCTTGTCTTGGACGTAATCAACGCCTTTGTCGATCACAGCATCAGCAACTTTGTGCATGTTGTTCTGAATCAAACCAGACACGATGGAAGCAATAATCGGAAGCATCAACCACCCCTTTTAGTAAGCATTGCACTGGCAATTTCCAGCATGAATTTGACCTGTTCTAGGTTCTCAGGAGGTGTAGCCCACCCCACTGTTATTTGACCAACAAACCTGTGTG